TGTTGGATCTACTGCAGAGCTATACCATCCTCCTTTTGGAAGAGTGTCTCTACCATAAATAGTAAATTGGTTATAATTGGCAGATGAGTTTCCTATACATATTCTTATGCCATCATTAACAAACGTATCTACCGTAGGCATTGCTCCGTGATAAGTCCAAGAAAAAACAGCAGAACCTGCTGGTATTGTAACTGTATTTGATGGATGTCCTATTGATACATCACCACCAGTACGTGTTTGTGACGTTGCACAATTTGTACCAGCAATAAAGTTGTCTGGATCGTTATTAGTAATCCTACCATCCGTTGCACCCGTAAGCTCTACATGAGATCCTGTCATGAGGTTTATTGTTGCTAAGTCTGTTGTATATGTAGGTGCTGCCATTTATTTTTTTTTTAAATATACTAAAAAAAGGCCCACCCAACAAAGAGTGAGCCTGATTATTATTAGTTATACCGCCTCAATCGAATGAGACGGTATTGTTGTTTACTAGTTACTACTAGAAGTCATCAATTCTACCAACAGTAGATGCACCACCACCTGCTCCAACTAAAGCAGTTGTTTCAAAGGTTTTGATTTCACTTCCTGGAGTAGCATTTCTTACTCTTGTAAATAATGTTCTTGGAGAACTAAATACGTAAGTTACAGCTTCAGTAACTCCTGTTGCAACTCTATCAATGTAGGTAACAAATGCGTTACCTCCAATTACTAGATCTGCTCCTGTACCTGAGAAATCAAGTGCAGAGAAGTTTATTGTATCATCAGTAACGGTAGTAGTAGTAATGCTTGTATAAGCAATTCTTCTATAACTTCCGTTAGACTGTTCTACACGAACTGTACCTCCTGGTCTTGGAGTATCAGATGCAATAGTTTCATCAAATACTATTGATGTTACTGATGCTCCTGATTCTGCATTAGTAATAGACAATTGAGTTAAATCAAAGTCTCCTGCTGCATTGTTAGATGTAATAACATAATCTCCAGAAACAGTGTTGTTTACAGTGTAACTAATATTGTTTGGAGGAGTTCTGTTAGTTCCAGTTAAATCTTCAAGAAGATCATTCTGAGTTAAATCATCCGAACCAATACCAATACCATAGGCTGCTGGGTTAATTGCTGTACCTGTAGATGTTCCTACAAATGTAGCTGGAATAAGTCTAGGTGTAATTGTCACATTAACAGTAGCTGTTGCTGTAGAAGCACCAGTTATTACTTGATCGTTTGTTGGTATAACTCCAGAAAGTAATTGAATCCACATCTGAGTACCTGCTGTTACAGAATCAATTGCTAACAATTGACCAGTACCACCTGACCAAGACAAAGATTCTGGTTCTACAAATGTTCCTGTTGGACCATCTATATTGATTTGATGAGTAATACCTCTAAAGATATCACCGTTAAGTCCATATATAGTTTCAGCTGAACCTTCACGTTGAATCCACTTTGATCTTTCGTAAAACTCATTCTTACTTCTTGATCCAAGTTCCCAGTTAGAGTAGTAAAATTCATCTACTGTGTTACCATCAGCATCAATTGCAGAGTAACCTTCTTTGTCATTTACAATGTCAGTCCAAGTTGCAATAGTCCCTGCTGCAGTCTGGTTGTTTCCATCCGTGTTGGCAGTAAGTGCTAATGTGTTGTTACCTCTGTTTGTTCCACCACCAATAGAGAATTCTGTGTAGGCAGTTCCTAATACTCTTTGAGTACCAATAAGTCTACGACCATCAATATCAGATCCACCTGTTCTTACTTTAACTAAGAACCTGTGAGATGTAGAAGATAGTGCATCTGATACAGCAGCAATCATTTTTGCTTCGTTCCAGAAGTCATTAGTAAGTCTAGCACCATTTTGTATTACCTGAATACTAGTTGCGTTACCAAACGTCTGAATACCATCATAGATAGTATCTCCTGCGTCTTGAGTTAATGATCCATCGTAGATGTATTCTACAGACGCATCGTCTAAATTACATCCGTTTAATAACGTGATGTTTGTATCCGCACCCCCACGATCCGAAGGTGTTTTGTTGATAATCGAAAGTTCGTCATCTCCAGAGTCTTGCTCTTGATCTGCGAAATCTCCTAGAGCCCTGTGGAGCTCAATTGTTGTGGCGTAAGAAGGAGTGGTTCCTGTGTGNGTATCGCCAATATAGCGAACGTCCAATGCGGCTCCATTCCTTGTAATACTCCAATCTAATGCTACGAATGCCATAATTGTTTCTTGTTGTTAATTAATTANTAATATATATATATAGTTAAGTACAATTATATGTACGTTAAACTCAATCTATTTGTCCAATCTGTTTCTAAATTAGTCAAGTTCTGCCCAAATGTTTCTACTCCATTAAGACATTTTTTTATTGTAATCACACTGTCTAGTAAATACCCACTATAAACAGTGCTGCCATCTACGTCACTCCTGTAGGATGTTACTGTTCTTCCTGCAATATACCCAGCATCGTTTGTTAAAGCTGATACATTATCAGTTGCCTGTAAGTATACTTCGTCATTAAAAAGCTCAGAAATATTATCTCCCGTTTGTAGAGCACTATCTGCTAGTAGTCCTTGTGCCGAACTAGCATAATCTGCATCATTAAAATCTGTTATATCAGCTTTTACATGATTATGGTCTGTATCTGCTTTACCATCTAGGGCTAATTGAGTTAATGAACCTATAGGTTTATCTATATCAGCAGTGTTGTCTACATTACTAAGACCTACATCAGTCTTATCTACCTGGTGTGGATTAGCTAAGTCAGCGATGTGGTCTACAATGCTCGTTGTATTGGCCGCTATTAATATTTCAAACTGAGCAAGCTGATTGTCTATAAATTTACTATCAGAAACCCATACATTATTTAAAAATGCGTACCACCCCATAGGGTAATACGTACCACCTAAAGATCCTGGAAGCCAAGCTGTACCTGTGTCGTATAACACAAATGCAATTGAATCTGGATCAGCAAATGGATCTAGATCTGCAAAGAAATCTACTATAGTAGCAGTTCCTGTAGCAGCTGAGTTTACTTTTCTAGGATCTCCATTCCTGTCGTAAACATAAAGGCTCCTAGTGTCAGAAGCAACATACATTGAACCAGGAGTGGCCTTGCGAGCTTTATTAACGTCAAGTCCGTAAAACTGGTTTTGAGTTTGCTTCATTTTAAATATTTAATTATAATTAATGTACTATCTTCAATACATCAACTGTTCTGTATACATCCCCAACTACTAAGCCTGCCGTTATTGCTGCTGCGTTATCTGCGTGTTCTGTTACTGTAATATTGGCTCCAGCATCAAATAAGCTAGATATAGTTTCGTTATTCCAGTGACCGTCAACTTCACTATATACAATTATTTGTTTAGTCTCTAGAGGTGCTGTAAAATGTACATCATGTAATTCTGCAAGCTCATTTGGAGGAGTCATTCTCACTGCTATTGCTCCATTATTTGCATGAGCATTTACTACGAATGCTAGAGGCATTTCTACATTTGGAGATATTGGCTGTACATTTGTTAATGCTCCAGCTATTGTTGGTGAGGGATATAAAACATCTCCAATTGTAAAAGCACTGGTATCTAATCCCCTTACCTTTCCAAACTGTGTAATAAATCCAAACTCTCCATTTAAGATAGTCTCTGTTGCTACCCCTAATATTAAGAATGCTTTTGTATTACCATCTGCTAAAAACTTAGAAGCTACAATCTGACCAGATGCCCCTACAGCTCCTGACGCATATACTACATCTCCATCTACTAAATCTTCTCCTGCCTTCACATGAAAGAAAATCTCTTGACCTATCTGTTGTGTTACATTTCCACCTAGCATACCTAGATCTAATGTTCCATCATCTTCATTCCAAGATAGTACTCCTTCTGGAGCAGTTCCTCCAGACACTTGTACATTTTGGGCTATGACTGCATTAGCACCCATATCTAGATCTGTTACAGCTCCAGTATAAGGAACTCCAGTTAGTGTTGCAGTAGAAATCTCTATTGGCTCACCTTGCTCATTGTAAATAAAAATCTTATCAGTATCTACTGCAATGTAGGTAGACCCAGGAGTTAATGAGTTTGGTATTTCATTCTCATTTCCGTAGTATTGGTTCTGGGTTAACTTTACTGCCATAATATTCTAGTTTTTATTTCTGTGATGCTTTCGCTCTTGCCTGTGCTGCTGCCTGGCTTCTTTTGATATTTAAGTCTTCGTCTTTTCTTGACATGATGTCATTGTGTTTTGACATATCATTTGATAAAGCTTCTTTCTTTATTCCTAGCTCTGCTTCAAATTTCTCAAAATCAGAATCATCATTATCTACACCTCTTTCAGCATTTTCCATCTGCATTCTCTTAGTCTCTTCTTGAAGCTCTGCTATATGTCTCTTAGTCTCATCCTCACGGTTAAACTTCTCAAGTTCTATTCTCTTGTTCTCTTCATCAAGTCTTTTGTTCTCTTCCATATTGGCTTGGAACTCTTTACCTTGTTGTTCTTGAGCTTGTTGCTGACCTTCTTTCATCTTCTGCTCATCTTTTTCGATAAGTCTTTGTATCTCTCTTACTGATGGAGAGTTGTAGATTTTGATAGCAGTAGAGAAAGAAAGCATCTGGTTTTGTAATCCCATCTGTACCATTCCATCTAGCTTCTGCTCTAATCTATTTATCTCATCATCATTAGATACGTGTAGTCCATATTCCTCTTCAGCAAACTGATCCCCATCTACTTCAGCTAATTGGCGAGTCATGTCGTCACCAATGTAAGAGAACTTAACGTCTCTACCCTTTAGGGCTATCTTAGTAGTTTCAATAAGTATTTCAAAACATCTTTTCTTGCAGAAATCATGCATTGTAAATAATTCTTCTGTAATATGATTGGATTGAGACACGGCTCTTTCGACTCCACCGACAGTTTCCCTATTCTCAACTTGTCCTAGTCTCTGTCGAGAGACACCGGTTATCTCATCCATTCCTGCTTTAGCATACTCCATCATATCGATATGAGTCTGAATAAAGTCACCAATTCTTTGTTCCAGTACACGACCAGTTGTATTACCAACAGATCCTGCTAGTCTTCCTTTAGCCATACCTTTCTGTCCTTCTTTGAAACTATCTACTACAGATATTCCAGACTTACGTGCAAAGTATAACCATTTAGTCACTGACCATCCAGTTGGAACTTTTGCTAAGTCTAATTCAACGATAGAACCTAAGTATTTACTTAAGGCTTCATTTACTCTGTACCAAGAAATGTCATAAAGGTATTGGAAAGGCTTTGCTCTATCCACCATTGTAACTGCTTCTTCGTCACCAGTATTATATATTTGACCAACAATACCACAAGAGTTGTAGCTTGGTTGATCTAGTTTATTGTATTGTATTTCTCTTGGCTTTATTTGTAGGTAAGTATCTTGACCTATCTTAACACCTTTCCACCACTGAGGTACCCACAAGGTTTTTCCAATCTCACCCATGTTCTTATCAAGAACGTAGTCTTCGGATCTGAATTTAGTTTGCTTTTTACCCATATCATCAAAGTACTCTACCTTGATAACTTTCTTCATTGATCTCCAGAACATTCTAAGTACACGAATGTTTCCATTCCCATCCTTGTATGTGTTTCTTCCGTTCTGATCATTCTTGTCATAGATCCCTGTTGAGTCTATGTAAGAATCCATACCTTCTCTGTCAAGCAATCTTAGTCCAGCTAAATCATCCACAGCCTCAGTAACACCATCTAAATTAGTGTTATCTCCAGCCCATTCTCCTTCATCTAACTTCTTAACCTCCATATCATTCAAGTCATTGTAAAAATGATCTTGTATTTTACCAGGTGACCAGAAGTCATCTAGTACAATTACATCTGAGTCCTCTATCTTGTTAGAGAATCCTCCACGTAACGTATGTACTTTTAATGGATTAAGCTTTTCAAATGATACATCTCCATTTATGATATCAAACATGTAAACCTCTTCTCCCATTATCAAGGCATCTTTGAAACCTTGTTGGAACATGATTTTCATATCAAGCTTACCGATATAATGACGCATTAAAAGATTAGCTCTTTTTTCACGCATATCTTGGTAATCGAAATTAATGTAATCACCATACTTAAGTAACTCTTGCTCTAGCTCTTCATCGGATACATCTGACTGTAGCATCTCCATAAGCTTAGCATCAACTAACTTCTTTTTGTCTTCTTTTATTTTAGATAAAGTATCAGGATTNATTATCTGTACAGACCAATCAAACTTTCTTCTCTTTTCCTCTCCAACTAGAACATTCACTCTAGGAGTTATAATAGGATAATGTTGTATAGCGTCAGGTACAAAGAATTTTTCCAAACCACCTGGGTTTAAGATCAGCTTCATATCGTTAACATCTACCTTACCATTATATAGGTTTAGGTTGATTCTTTTTTGCTTTAACTTTCTACGAACCGCAGAGTTACTTAGGTAACTATTATTGTCGGCCCAGTCCATGTGATCCTTTCTCCATTGCTTGCCTTTCTTGCTGAAAGGTATTTTTTGGCTAGGAAAGTTTTTTGTTTCTGACATATCTAAAATTATTATGTAAATTTAATCTAAATTCTTGTATTTCTTGTCCACGTATTATAGCTAAAAGATGTCTGGAAACCTGTCGTTACTATGTCCCATCTTAGTTACAGCCTTTCTCCAGTTCTCATCAAGAAACTCATCATCATGAAAGTATGTATCTGCATCAATTTCTTTTTGATCTTCAAACTTGGTAGTCATCTTTGCTCTATCTTCTCTAAGAATCATTACCATGTCCATAGCAGACACCCTATCCGTGTTTATATCTGGATTCCATGCGATGCACTCTTTTATATAACCAATGCTTCTAATCCTTCTTAGGTTAGGTATTGTCATTGTAGAAGCCTCACCAGTTTCCTCATCATATCTTTCTTCTTCGTATGGAGTAAGTTGCCACTGTCTCTGAAGCGTTTTACCGAGCTTAATTACCTCCTTGGTTGTTCTAGTACCTTTAGCTCTATTTCCAAACAGAGCACTCTTTACAATATCCATATCACGTAAAATCTCTGGACTATCCGCAAGCAGATACAAAGCATTATGATTGGAAAAGTATGAGAAGAGTCCCTTCAGGTTATTCTCGTAATTTGATTGTGCGTTATAAAATGAAGTCAATCTTAAACAAGTTTCATAAAACTCATCAGCTAATCTTGGCCTACCAGTATACTCTGCAACAATTTTATCTGTCCATAAGTCAAATATAATTATGGATGCCAATGACCCACCAATTGTATAATCATTATCAATTGGATCTATTCCGCCAATGTATCTGTTCTGAAACACATTACCATCTCTATCCTTATTAGGCATTTCAAATATCTCAATAGCTCCATCAGAACTTACACTTCCTTTAACTTTAAAAGGGAATTCTCTAATGGGTCTCTGGTCAGCATGGTTTATCCACTTAGTAAATCCTGCTTCATCATAAGATAAGCTTCCTACCCAGTGAGAGTCTACGAATCTTTCCAGGTTTGGCATAATGTCTTCTAAGTAATCTCTTAAATCTGCTACAGGGAAAGCTGAACCTTCCGTACGCATGATTGCTTCTTGTGGAGTTATTGGCTCCTCTGCCTTAGTCTGTACAATTGTGTTAGTATCAGATGATCCGTATTTTACTTTAGCTCTGTTCTTATTGATTTCGATTAGTGCACCAATAACATCGCTATTTCCATTCTTATCCATCTTCCCACGGAAGTTAAGATAAGTTCCAAAGAAAAAGGCACATTGTCCTTTACCATTTGTATTCTTGTCAAATACGTTAGGCATTGACATTATATTGTAACCTGCAGAGTTGTAGAATATTTCTTCTAGACCCTCAAATGCTCCACCTTCAACACCACCAGTACCACCGGCCATCATGAATCCAAATGCATATCCAGATTCTTCAACAGATGGTTGTGCAATCTTCCAGGCTGTAAGGAAGTCAGAGAATTTACCTGCTTCCTCCCATAGAACTAGGGCACCCCTTTTTCCCCTTGCCTTCTGTGGATCATTCTTTAAAGTAACTCCCATCACCTCGTTCAACACTCCAACCTCAGTACCACGAACATTATCTTTACGACCCATCCTCCAGTGCATATCATTCAAAGAATCTTTAAGACTCCTAACTCTCGGCCATGGCGTATGCGTTGCATTCCAGTCAATTACGTTAACAAATTTATTTAAGATACCATCCTTAATCAGGTATTCTTTCTCATTAGCAATAGCAAATGATTTTACTTTCTTTTTAGCTTTTGTTGTGTCTCCAAGTATAAAGTTCTTGGCTAACATGTTAGAGGCCTTTACTGAATAACCACAACCCCTTCTTTTTAAGTTGGCACCATGCTTACCTTGTGCTCTTGCTTGTTCACAGTAATGAAAGAACCAGTAATCTGCATCATACACGTATGGAAATCCTTCAAGCCTATCAGCCTGTTTAGTTCCTTTAATTATCTCTGCTCTAAGTAGAGGTGCGTAGTTTAATTGGAAGTAGTAGTTACCAGGTATCCATTCTCCATCAGATACTCTAACATATCCTTCTCTACATCTTCTTGCTTCTTCTGCCCAAAACTTATAGTATGTTGAGTTTGGGTTCTTGTTAGGGAATAGTTTAGTGTAGCAACCGTGCTTATCAAAATATATAGCAGCTGGTCTAAAGTAGTCCATATCTTCCAGTATGTGAGGATCTGTTAAATTAACAGCTATCCTTCCATTTGGATCAAGTTGTCTTACGTCTACATCTGGGTCATCACTTACTTCTGGTAACAAAGGATTGTCCCATCTATCAAGATCTGCTACCTTATTTCTTTTTTTAGATGCAAGGTTCTGTATAAACATAATGGAGTCTATACTGTCTAAGAGATCCTGCTTCTCTTCTCTAGGCATCTTATCTAATAACTCTTCAGTGAGTTCGGTTTGTAGTGAGTTAAATTTTCTCATTACATTCCCATATCTTCAAACATACTCTGAGTTCTATTCCCAGACTGTGCTTTTAATTGCTTTTCTTTTATTACCTCTTTCTCAATCTCATTCATAGCCTTGATGAGTTTAGGTATCTTTTCTACTGCACTGGTAATCTTTCCAATGTCATGTATTGGCTTCTTGGTTCTTTCGTCCCTCTCATCCATATTAACATTATCAAGGAACTGAGATATCTTCTGAATAACCAGTCTTGTGCTTTGTAGTAATCCAGTACTAGTAGTCTCGGACATCTTTGTGTAGAAACCTATAGCTCTAACTATTTCTTTTCTACTTCCAGTCCATCCATCAGGCAAGTCTATAAATCTTTTCACCTCTTCGGCTCTTTCTTCATAATCAAGTATATGCATGAAGTCACTTCTTTCGTCAGACATGTAGTACACAAATGCCATTTCAGCATGAGCTACCAGCTTATCTTCAGATTCGTCAGCATCCCATATAGCCCTGAATGGAACTACCATTAATGCTTGTGGACTGAACGTGACCACATTATTCTCAATTTCAAATAAATTCATAATCTCCTAATGTTGTGGGTGGTTAAAGGTTAGTTCAACCACCCCGATCCCTGCCTAGTAGCGATTGCCCGGCAGCGAAATGTTTCGTTTATAATTCTTCCTGATTCGCAATATACAAAAAAAAAGCCCCACTGTCAAGTAGGGCTATCCTTTTTTTTGTATGATTACATTAGTTATTCTTTAACTTCTGCA